ATACATGATATAGATTTATATGATAAGCAAGTAAAGATGGAAAAAGCAACACAACAAGGCATAGGCTTTGTGTTTTATAAAAGAGAAAACGGAAGATTAGTTCCATATAAAGTTTAATAAGATGAGTAATTTCCCAAAGCAGTTTATATCAGATAGTGAAAAAACTATTGAATGGTGTGACCAAAACATAAACGCAATTGTAAAGCAATTAGAACACAATAATGCAGAAGGTTCTATTAGTGATTATGACAAAGACATAAGAAACTATAGATTGTATAACGGTGATTTAGAATATGATGATTATAGTTATGTAACAGAGCAATACAATATGCCGTCGCCTGCAACAATGGCTAATTACCCTATAACTCGTAATAAAATAGATTTATTGTGTAATGAGGATTTGTCAAGACCTCTTGATAAAAATGTTTATGCTATAAACTTAGATGCTGCGTTAAGAAAAGAACAGTTTAAAGTTTCTTTAATTGCTAATGAACTTCTTAAGCATGTAAATCAAGACGTAGAAAAAGAGTTTGGTATGGAGATTGAAATGGATAACAAAGATTTTCCTATACCTGACGATATAGACCAGTTCATGAGATACCAATACAAAGAAGTTGTAGAAGAATCAATACATGACGGACTTGATTATTTGGCGCAGAAATACCAATTCAAACATATGTTTAGAGAAGGTATGCGCGACCTGCTTGTTACAGCAAAAGAATTTTATAAGGTATATGTAAAAGATGGCGACCCTTATGTAAGAAGAGTTGACCCAAGAACATTTGTTTTTGATAAATCAATTGATTCGGACTTTTTAGATAATGCACAATGGGCAGGTGAAGAGAGATGGCTTACTGTAAATGAAGTTATAGATGAATTTAGGGACCAGCTTGATGAAGATGATGTAAGACAGTTAGAGGAGATGCGACATACAACATCTGATAATATTGACAGATGGAATGGTGTATTTAATTGGGTAGAAATAGACCACTCAAAAACAGTCAAAGTAAGAGTAATCTCTGCTGAGTGGAAATCAATAAAAGCGCTTAGATTTAAAATATCAGAAAATAAATTTAATCCAGAGCAACCATTTAAAAAAGTTGTAGGTGATAGATACAGAAAAAGAAAAGGAGACGTTATTGAAACAAAATGTGTTGATGATATATGGGAAGGTACGAAAATCGGTGGTCAAATATTGGTTAATTGCAGAAGACGCCCTAATCAAGTTAGGTCTGTTGACGACGCTGGTAGCACATCTTTATCTTATGTAGGTGTAGTATACAATCACACTACAGGAAAACCTACAAGCTTAGTAGATATTATGCGGCACATACAAATGTTGTATAATATTGTAATGTACCATATAGAACTAGCTCTTGCTCGTTCAGGTGGTAAAGCAGTAGTGTATGATGTGTCACAAATGCCTTCCAATATTGGTATGGATATGCAAGAGGTTATGTATCACCTTAAGAATGATGGTATCATACCTATAAACACAAGAGATGAAGGAGGGGATTCTGCATCTTTTAATCAATTTCAACAAGTTGATTTTACACTATCTAATTCAGTGCAACAACTTATTAATTTGAAATTAATGCTTGAACAAACGGCAGGTCAAGTATCTGGTGTATCACCACAAAGAGAAGGAGCTGTTGAGCAGTATGAGTATGTAGGTAATGTACAGCGCTCAGTATCACAATCTTCTATATCTACAGGTAGTTGGTTTTTTACACATAATGAAGTTAAAAAGAAAGTATTTGAAAAATTAGCAAACCTTATGAAGATAGCTTGGTCTGGAGGTAAAAAGGCAGGCTTTATTTTAGGTGATGCAGGATATAAGATGCTTAACATACTACCCGATGTAGCTCTTAATGATTATGGTATTTTTATGGGAGATTCAGGTAAAGATGACGCTCTTAAACAAGCGGTGCAACAAATGTCACAAGCAGCATTACAGTCAGGTACTATTACTCTTTTAGATGCTCTTAAAGTTATGAAAGCAGATACTATGACGGAAGCGCAAGTTGTACTTGAGCAAGGGATTGACGCTATGCGTAAACAACAACAAGCGGCTCAACAGCAAGCTATGCAACAGCAACAAGCTGCAGCAGAAGCGCAAGCACAACAATCACAAGCAGACATGCAACTTAAACAAATGGATATAGAGGGTAGAATAAAAGTTGCTCAAATAAATGCTGAAGCAAGAGTTGCTGCACAAGAAGTAGCGTCTGATGCTCATAGAGATATAGATGATGTTAGAGAAAAGAATAAATTAAGTTTAGAAAAAATAAAAGCAGATTTTAATTCTCAGCAAAAAGAAAAAGATGCAGAGCAATCAATGAAAATAGAGTCAGCAAAAAGTGTTCAAAAAAAGTAATATATTTGTAAACAGTTAAAAGCAATAAAAATGGCAGAAGAAAGCAAAATTATTGAGGAAGCGGTAAATGCTTCAGAAGAAACAAAACAGGAAGGTTTTGACCCATCAGCGTTTTTAAGTGACGACGCTGTTGAAGCAGTCAAAACAATGACAGATGAAGAACAGCCACAAGAAGCTACATCAGGTGAAACAACAGAAACAGAAAATGATGAAGGTTTTTCGTGGGACTCTGTGGAAACTAATACCGAAGTGGAAGCAAAGGTTGATGAACCTGAAGCCGAAACGAAAGAGCAGGAAACAGAAGATTGGGATGACGTCGAAGAGGAAGTGGCAGAAGAGGAACAGTCTTCATCAGCAGAATTGGATTGGGAAAATATTAGCAAAGAAGCAGGTATTGAGGCAACGAGCAAAGAAGAGTTTATAGCAAAAGTTCAAGATGCTATGAAGCCTCAGGTAAGTGACAATGAAGCTATTAAAAATCTTAATAGTTTCTTAGAGCTATCTGATAAAGACCTTGTAATAGCAGATATGAGAGCATCTAAGTATGATGATGATGCAATTGATGATACTATTGATAGGTTAACAGATGCAGGTTTGTTAAAAAGAGAAGCAACTTTAATTCGTCAGCAATTAACAAAGCATATCCATAGTGAAAAGGATAGATTGCGAAACGAAAAAGTACAAGTAGAAAAGCAAAAGGCAGAGAAGGCTACAAAATCTCGCAAAGAACTACAAAACTTTATAAGAAATAAAGAAGAGTTTTTTGGAGGTAAGATTTCTCAAAAAGACAAGAAACAACTGTATAGTTACATAACCAAAGGAGATTTCGCCCAAGACATATTTGAGTCTCATGCCAATGTTGCGGAGGCCGCTTTCTTATGGCGAAACAAGGACAAGATTTTCAAGATGATTAGAACGCAAGGCGTCGAACAAGGAAAATCAAAAGTTCTAGATGGTATTACTTCTCCAAGTAGAGGTAATCGTTCTTCTAACAGTTTTGAGGCTCCAAGCAAAGGCTTTGACCCGAATAAGTTTTTAGGTTCATAATTATATATTGTTTATATAAAACAATTTTTAATTTTTAAAACACTCAGAAATAATGAGAGTATATAACGCTAAATATGACGCTGCCCATAACACGGCAGAAAATGCTCTGGTAGCAAATTTGCTTAAATACCCAGAGATTGCAAAAAAAGTAATCGAGCTTTATCCTCGATACACTACAACTTACCTTCTTGAAAAATTAGGTTTTGGTGCTAGTGAAAAAGTATTAGGAGACAATTCTTTCGAATGGAAGTCTATGGCTCGATACAGAAAATTACAAAAACTAAAAACAGCTCTTGCTCACAATGGAGGTAACGCTGTTTCTGTTGGTGACACACTTACAACTATTAAAGTTGTTGAAACTGGTGATGATGTTTGTATGGTTAACAAGTTCGATATTATTCGTCTTGCTGATGGTTCACAATACTATGTAACAGCTGTAGCTGCTGTTTCAGGTGGTTCTCGTGCTTTAACTGCAATTGCTTTAACAGCATCTGTTGCTACAAATACAATATTAGCAGCTAATTCTGTTGTTGCTGTAATTGGTAATGCATTTGGAGAAGCTTCTGAAGGCTCTACAGTAGGTGAAGGTTACGCTTACCCAGAAACTCGTAAAAACTGGTTAACTATTTCTCGTAAGAAATTAGTTATTGATGCTCGTGACCTTACAGATGTTACATGGGTTGAACATAATGGACACCGTTTATGGTTCTTTACTAAAGAGCAACAAACTGAAGCTCAGTTTATGTATGACTTAGAAGTTATGCGTTGGTTTGGTAAATCTTCTATTGCACAATATACTGCATCTACTGCTGGTTCTAACCCAGACCCTATTACAGGTGTGCCAATTATTGGTGATGGTTTACTAGCACAAATTTCTTCTACTAACGTTCTTACTTACGAAGAAGATAAGAATGTTACTGAAGACCAACTTGTTGACTTCATGGCTCAATTATCATTAAATGCACAAAATGCAACAGGTAATGAGTATGTAGTATTTACAGGTACTCAAGGTAAAGTTCAATTCCACAGAGCAATGAAAGACTTATTGTTCTCTAATGGAGGTCAAGCTTCATCAATTTTAGTTGATAAGGCTGGTCAAGAAATTGCTGTAGGTTCTAACTTTAGTTCTTACATGTGTATGGGTAATAAAATTACTTTAGCACACTGTCCAGTATTTGATGACCCGAATATTGCAGCTGCTCCAGGTTATGCTGCTAATGCTGAAATTAATGCTGACGGTTCAAGCACAGGATTTAAAGGTGCTAACCTTTCAGGTTTAATGGTATTTTTAGATATGGGCGTACAACAAGGTGTTGCAAACATCGAGCTTATCTCTAAAGGTGCTGAAGGCACTAACCGTAACTGGGTTAAGAAATATGTACCAGGTATGATTAATCCTTATGACTCTAAGTCTATGTTAGCTGCTTCGGGAGATGACAAATTCGAGTGTCACTGGTTAACTCAATCAGGTATTATAGTAAGAAACCCACTATCTTGTGGTATCTTTAAACCAACTGGTTTAGTAATATAATATTAATGCGCCCCTTCGGGGGCGTGTTTTTACTTAAGTTTAATTAATAAAAAGCAAAAAGATGGAAAGCAATCACTTTGTAAAGTACGAGTTTCATGATTTGAAAAATTTTAATTATTATCATTTTTCTAATTACAAACTTAAAAATGGAAAAAGAGTTGAGTATTTGGATATTAATGGAGAGAATTCAAAATTAATATGGCGCAATGCAACAGTCTTATTAGATATGGACATTGAAAGTAATGTGTTAATTGACAATTTTTTAAAAACACATCCTTCTGTTTTAATGGGAGAATGGAAGCGTACTGATTTAAAACGGCAAGAAGAGAAAAAAACAAAAGATACTTTAGATTCAGCAAGAGCTATTATAGAAGCTGCTAAAATGACAGAAGCAGAAGTAATTCAATTTGCAACATTAAAGCGTATGAATTTAAACGCTGACATGGATACTTTAAGAGCAAAAATAATAGGTGTGGCGCAAGCAACTCCTGAATCTTTTATGGAAACACATTTTGACCCAGAAAAAGATTTAAGAGTGTTTGTTGTTGAAGCTGTTAAAGAAAGAAAGTTAGATTATAGAAATGATACTTTCTATTATGGAAAGGAAGCAATTGGTACTAACGAAGAACAAGTTTTAGTTTGGTTAAAAGACAACAAAGACATCTTGGCTATACTAAAGAATGAAATTCGTGGTAACGATAAACCAAAAAAGAAAATAATTAAAATAGAAGAATAATGAATGACGCTGGTGCTAGAGCTCGAATTAGAAACATTATAGACAGTGAAACTACTGCGTACTTTAGTAACGGAGAGTTAGACGAGTTTATGAAAATGGCTACTGATGAGTTTGTGCAGCAATATTACATGGGCTTTGAAACTACACAAGATAGTAGAGATAAGCTTAGTGATTTAGTTATTAGCAAGGAAGTAGACTTTATAGATACAACACCAGTTTCAATCGCAACTATGGATGACTCTGATACATATGGTAGATTTTTGTCTGCTTATGTAAAAGATAGTCCTAATGTAAACGTAAAAGTTATACAAATAGAAGATATATCAGCTTATTTAAATGACCCATTTAATAAAGCAGATGCTAGTAATCCTGTTATCTATTTTAAAGAAGGAAATATATGTTCAATAGGTTTTTCTAGTTTAACTAAACTTATTGTAACATATTTACAATACACAACTGATTTTGAAGACTTAAGTGATGTAACTCACGAAGAAGTTTGTCAAATCGCAGCTCGTAAGGTACTTGCTACATTGGGAGACCCAAGATACCAAGCTGTTCAGGCGGAAATAACTGAACGACGAGTTTAAAGATGCTTTTTGCTCCCTGCTTTCTAGAAAGGGTAGAGTAGGGTTTCCTTACTTTGCCCTTTCTTATTAAAAATTGATTATGGCAACATTAAATGAAATAGCGTACAATATCAGAAATGTAATCTCAGGTGGGGTTGCGCCAGATGATACAGATGTATCTTTAAGACAAATTAAATTTATGATACATTATCATAGAGCTAACTTGTTAGTAAAATACACAGACAATGGTAGAAAAACATCTAACGCTTGTTATCAAGTAGATGTTGCCCAACCATCAAGTAAAGGCATTGATTTAAAAGCAGTAGTTGGTTTTAATGATAATAAAGCAATTCGAAGCATAGCATACAAAGATGATTCATCAGTAGAGTCTGCTTATGTACCTTTACCGATAGTTCAAAACCATGATAGAATGTTTGTAAGTAGTTCTAGGTTTATGCAAAATAGTAGCAAAGTGGCTGGTTTGTCAGATAGAAAACTATATATATGGGAAGGGGAAAGCTTAACAACAGGTGGTTCGGTAGAAATCAATGCAGTGTTTGCTAATCCTACAGAAGTTAGTTCTTATGAAAGTGATGACGTAACGCAATACCCTGTTCCTGAGGAACTTATACCTATGATTGTACAGAGTGTGTTGCAAGCAGAATTTAATGTTATGTTAAGACTAAATTCAAGAGGTCCTAATAATCAGGTAGATGAAAATACGGCAAAAGGCAAGCAGGAGCCACAATAAGAAATACAAGAATAAGTATGTATCAATGAAAGATATATACAACACTTTAAAAGCGGGAATAAGAGTAAAGACAGAGAAGGGTGATAGAATGATTTCTTATAGTGAGTATTACGCTATTATGGAGTCTTTCTTAGAGGAGATGGTAAATATCATTACTAAAGAACAAGAAGTCTTTAAAATGCCTTTTAAAATGGGGCAGGTGTATTTAAAAAGATTACCACACAAAAGACCTTTTCACGTAAGAATAGACCATGTAGAATCAAAAAAGCAAGGGAAAATAGTTTTATATAAAGTACCTATCTTAGATGATGAATATACAAAGGTTATGTGGGATAGGCCTTTTAAATTTAGTAAACACAAAATACTGCCTTTATCAAGATTTAAAGAGGCTATAAAAAAATAAACATGAAAGGAAGCCCTAAAATAAGTGTTAAGCAAGTAGTTTCTGCAGTAATAAGAAACTTAGGTATACAAGATGCGGCAAGAGAGTTCCATAATTTTGTTGAATGGGCTTTTGAGGCTGAAAAAAAAATAGGCTCATATGTAACATTTGATAAAAAAATAGCTGACTTAACTGTGTCTGGTAAAAAAGTTTTATTACCAACAGACCATTTGAATACAATAGAAATATTAGCTGAAGATGGTGGGTATGACACAACTAATTGTTACGCTTCTGGTGGATACCTTCACATAGATTTAGTTGACGGTACTGTAATTAAATTTCACTATGAGGCTATATCAACAGATAATGAAGGTTATCCAACAATATCAGCAGACCATGAAGATGCGATAGCGGCTTATATCATGTATAAATATAAAGGTAGAGAGTATTACAATCAAAAACTGCCACGCTACGTTTACCAAGACCTTAAAAGAGAATGGTCTATGCAGTGCGCTCAAGCGAGAGGTAAAGATAATATGCCTACAAAACAGCAATGGCGAAACATTAGCAAATATTGGAATTCATTAAGAGCTTACAAAGACGATACACGTAAAATATTTTAAGGATGTCGAAACCAGCTAAAAAACCCAATAATTTTATAAAAGGTATGCAGTCTGATTTGGATAATAATTTATTACCAAATGACGCATATAAACTTTTAACAAACGGTAGAATATTTACAAGAGAAGACAATGCCTTTGTTTTAAAAAATGCACAAGGTAATACTGAATTTACGACTTTAGAATTTAGTTGCTCTAGACATCTTATCAACATAACAAGTTTAACAGCAAATTCCACTATACAAACAACTGAAGATTTGGATGGAAACGTTGTAGGTTATAGTCAGTCTGCTATTATGGGGGCTAGATTAACAATATCAGGAACTGGTTTTACAACACAAGTTGTACATATAGGTTTTGATTCTGCGACAAATTCTAATGTAGGTTACAATAACTTTGTTTTGAGTATGGGTGCTCATTATAAAAATTATTTGTACTTAGCTTGTGCAAAGGCTATGGATATTCCAGAAGTAGCAGAAAAATTAACTCTTGGTGTAAGTTTTGCGGTTACTGATAATGGTATTAATATTACACATATAAACAAAACAAACGTATCAATGACTCTCGGTTTTGAGATTCAATATATGTTAACCGAGGATAACCCACAGTTCATATCATTAACAGATGGTAACGGTAAGTCGTCACAAATTTTATCATCTTTAACTCAAGAAGTTGTTGGGGTAGCTAATTTTTCAGACTATGTTGCTGTTATAGCAAAATCTACTACATCAGGAGAGCAAGATATTATTTGGAAAATTACACCATTAGAAAATGGTCAGCTGTTTACTCAAGAAGTAATATTACAAACTGATTTAGGTTTGTCGTCAAAAACTTCATTGAGAATAGAGGTTTCAGAAGAAAATGAACATTTTCATAGAATATATTGGACGGACGGTGTTAATCCATTAAGAACAATAAACCTTAAAGAGGACCCAGGATATTATGTAGGTATTACTGCAGAGGACTTAAATGTTTTTAAATCTGCAGAATTAAAAGCCCCTATTGTTAATTCAGTAATTCCTGGTGGTATAGTTTTGTGTGGCTCTCATTCGTATTGTTATAGGTTAATTACACAAGATGGTAAAACATCTAGAACTTCACAGATAACTAATCCTGTACATGTAGCAAAAACAACATTAGATACTGAATATCATAAATTAACTGGAGGACCTTTATCGGAAAATTCAGCAAATTCAGTTACTTTAACTATAAATAACATAGACGAGTCTTATACTTCTATTCAGGTTATAAATATAAGATACACTTCTTCTGAAGGAGCTATAGAGGCTAATATAATAACAGAAGCTTCTATATCGGGTTCGTCTTTTACATACACTCATAATGGTAACGAAACTACTGTTGGTATATCTATAGGAGATTTATTAAGAAATAATGTTAGTTGGGATACTTGTAAAGATTTAGCTATTAAAAATAACAGATTATTTGCTTCTAATTTAACAAATAATGCACAAAGTATAGATGTAGATTTTAGAGTTAAATCTTACAGATTTGGAACCGACGGATTCGGCTCAGCAGAAACATATGATAATTATATAAATGAAGACTTGTATAAAGATAGTTTTTATGAACAAAATCAATATGCTTGGATAAATACAACTCACCAAACAAAAGTTCCTGGCGCTGAAACACCAGATTTTGAAAATATAGATAATGGAGTTAGAGTAACATTTAATGTTAAAGAACTTGATTTATCTGAAGTTGATTACTTTAGAAATGGAAGGTGTGCAAGAACTGGAAGCAATAATGACAAAGCGCATAGTGCACTTAATGATGTTCCTCTTTATGGGTATTTAGATAAAACATTTAATGGTGGATATAATAATTATAAAAATCCAATTTTTGCAAAAGATTATGTAGGATACCAAAGAGGTGAAGTATATCGTTTTGGTATTTTGTTTTATGATAAATCAGGTAACCCAACATTTGTTAGTCCAATAGGTGATGTTCGAATGCCTGACAATGAAATGAAATTTGAAAGTCATAATTCGTCAGGTACCAGAATAGTAACAAATTCAGATGGAGTAAAAACTTTTCAATATTGTGGTTCTACTCCAGGAATAAGCTCTGGATGGACTTATTCAAGTGGAAGTAATGTTTTAACCAAAACAGGTGAGGGAAACCTCCATGTTGTTGGTGAATTGGTAACAGGGTCTATTGATACTAGCGGAATACCAAAAGGCTCGTATATAACTACTGTTACTGCGAACACTATTACAATTTCTCAAAATACAACTGCTGGTAGTCCTGGCGCAGGAATGACTTTATTTTTTGATAAACCATTAAGTTCTGTTTCTGGATATGCAATATATCCTCAATTTCATGTTAAATTATCTGAAGATGTTAGAAGTAAAATAAGTGGGTATGCTATTGTTAGAGTTAAAAGGGGTGAAAACGATAAAAGAATTTTAGCAAGTGGTGTAATAAATCAAAACCAGATTCATGCAAATAATTCCTCATCAGGTTCTATGAGGCATCTGAACGGACCTTCTAGTGTAACTAATTTTACTCCATTTCAATCACACCAATCTTTTCATGTCACAAATTTTACTTGTGACACTCCTGAACCATATTTTGGTAAATTTGTTTATAATAAAAGGACTGGTGATAAAATAAAAGTAGTTGCAAGGTTAGATGGTACTTATTCTCATTATAATGAAGATTTCGTAGAATTTGAAAATATAGACCCAAATGACTCTCATCCTTTAAATAACATAAAACAATACGCTCATTATAATGGGACTACTACTAATCAACCTTATTTTTTAGCAGGAAGATTTGACCCAAATGCGGCTACGGATAACAAAGAGACTTTTCAATTTTCTACATATCCAATATATAGTCAATATTTTCAAAGTACTTATTGCGTTAGAGATGTAGCAACTTCTAATAAAGTATTTCCTATATATCACGCAGAAACCGTAGCAGAAGGAGGGACAGTTAGTGATTTAAGAAATTCTCGTAGAGATAGAAGTTATTCTGGTTCTATACATAAAAATTTTAAAAATAAAATCAGGCTTGCTTGGAATGGTGGTGATGACCAATTAAGATATGCAAGCGACACACCTTCAGATGAGAAATGGGATGTTGGTGATGGTGCAGGTCATCACAATAATCTTTGGGGTGCTCCAACTATGTTTTTATCATTAGAGGGTACAGCTAACGAAAGTGCTGCAGATTTATTACCAGAAGACTTTGAGTGTGGTACTGGAAGTGAATTAGAAAATCCTTTTATACTTAATTTTGATGGTAACAGTCCTAATCTAAAACTTTATGCTCAAAAGTTGTATGTTCAATTTGTAAGGAATGTAGAGGGTAGTCAATACGGTGGTAATTCAGAAGCTGCTTTTGAAAATAATCAATATATAAACACAGGCCATGTAAACTTTAACCCACAAAGCTCAAATTTTGATTCTGTTTTTGGTGGTGATACGTTTATAAATATGTATGCTAAAAAGAAAGTAGCACACTCAAGTGGTAGCGGTTCTGGTACTGCTGCATATCCTGCTATGGGTATTGTATACCCAGTTGAATCTTCTATAAATTTAGACCTTCGAGATGGAGTTTTTTTAGGTTCATCTGATGATATGGAATATACTATATATGATGACAATCTTATAAATGAAACTTATGGATGCCAAAACACTTCTAAAACTTATGTTCAAAAACCAGCAAACTTTAAGGATGTAAATACTTATAGTAATTTAATTGCTGCTTCTAATTTAAAATTAGCAGGAAATCTTTTTGACGCTTATACTACATGGGACGCAAGTGAGATACATGAATTAGAAACTGGTAAAGGTCCAATATATAATTTATTTAATTTAAGAGGTGATTTATTTGCACTACAGCAATCTGGTGTTGCTAAATTAACTATTAACCCGAGGGTGGTTGTTGATAATACTGATGCAGCCGCAGTAATGATTGCTACAGGTACTGGTCAAGTAATTGAAAGAAGCGACTATATAGATACAACATACGGTAGTCAACACTTTAATAACACAATAGTTACAAATACAGCAGCTTATTGGTTTGATAAAAACATGTCTGCTTTTTGCAAGCTATCTTATGGTCAAGGTATACTTGTTCAAGACTTAGGTTTAACTACACAAAATTCAGTTTTATTACATCAATTAAAAAGCGCACCAGTATTTGATAGTCCTTTGGATTACTCAAAAGGCGGTGTTTGCTTATATTATAATAAAATTTTAGATGAAGTAGGTTTATGTGTAACAACCCAGAATAATTTCTTTGGCTCATTACATTTAGTTTACAGTGAGTTAAACGATATAATGGTTACGCAAAAACAAGACCCAATAGCTTTAGCTTTTAATTTACCAGGAGAATTATATACTGTTGGAAGAAGTGCTGGTGCAAATACAATTGATGCTTCTAAAATATATCAAGAAAATAGTAATTCTAATTTTAAAATGTTTTATGGAAGTGAAAATAATCACTCAATAAATTTAACATTTGTATGTAATGAAAACATATATCAATCAAAGCATTTTGATAAATTAGTGTTGTATTTATCTGGAAATGAAAACTCAAAAAAATTCACTAATTTTATCTTCAGAGATTCAGTAAGCAATACTGCTATAATTTCGACAGGAACAGGAGAAAAAATGGTAAATGGAAAGCACATAATACCAATAACAAGTACAGACGGAACGGGTAAAGCTACTGGTCAGCATTTAAGTATTTCAATTCAAAGTAGTGATTCAGGTAAAATAGAGTTATTTGGTGCTTTAATACATAATAGAATTACAACATGATTAAAAATTTAACTTTAGAGCAAGAAAAAGCTTTAGCTAACGAGTTATACTTTGGTGGAGGTGTAACTAAAAAATATGTTGATGGTGGTATTTTCTCTGCACTAGGAGAAGACCCAACTTTTTTTCAGGGCAACTACGCAGATATGATGAAAGAGTATGACCCTAATGACCCTAATTCTGTAGCTCCTACAAGAGATGACATGTCAACTTTAAGAAAAGGAACAAGTTGGGAAAACGAAGCAATGGGTAGTATTACAAGTATGGGTGCAGGTGCTGCAAGTCAACTTATAGGAGCTTTTGATAAAGACCCTGGATATGGAAACGCAGATATTGCTCAAGAAACCCTTAAGTACACAGCTATGGGTGCTCAAGCTGGACCTGTCGGTGCTGCTATTGGAACAGCTGTAGGATTAGGGGTTGGTATTGTTAAAAAGAAAAAATATCAAAAAGAAAAAAAGAAGGCTGAACAAAAGGCAGAGCGAGAAGAAAACTTAAGTGAGTTTCAAAAAATTAAATCGGAAGATTATGCTGGGTACAAAGATGGTGGTAAAATAACTTCTCCTCAAGATAAACTAGATAGTACAATACGTGATTCAGTTAATGATGCTGTAAAAGATTTTAGAGACAATGAAGCTAAAAATCATTTTATAGATATGTATGGTGAAAACTATCAAGATAGTCTTATTAATAAATATGGAAGTTTACCACCAAGCATGCAAAAACCAAAAGAAAAAATGAAGCCTGAAGTTTTACAGGCTGCTATAAAAAAAATAGAATCATATAATTATACGCCTAATATATCAGCACGACAAGACCAAACTAATATTGGTATAGATTATTCTCGTAGAGGTGCTGATATGAAAAAATGGTTTATGAAAAAATGGGATTTAGATGAAGAAGGTTTAAAGAAAGTAGACTTTCACACAAAAGATGGAAGTGTTAGACAATATAGTGTTGGTGGTATGACACAAGGCGCATATAATCACACAACTAACCCTTTGGCTGTAGTAGATAAAAATGGTAACCATACAGGTATGGAGCTAACAGGTGGTGAAGGTGTGTTTGATAAACCAGCAATGGATAATATTAAAAAGCTATTAAGAGGCGGTAGATTTGATGAGGTTGGAGAGTTTGTTAATAGAGAAATGAAAACTTGGAAACATAAATAGTTATGGCTGAAACATCATGGGATAAAGCTTATAAATTAAGCGAAGGAAACGAAGGTGAAATCTCTACAGATAGAGGTGACACGGGTAATTTTTATGAAGTAGCTGGTAAAAACAATTTTGTTGCCACAAGATATGGTCAAACATTTATAAATTGGCTTGGTTATTCTAAAAAGACAAAACCAACCACTCAAAAAGAATTTGACGCACTAAAAAAAGAGTTTGAAAAAGTTAATAAAGATGATGTAAAAAAATCTTTTAAAGACCAATACTGGAATACGTACAATTTAGATAAAATAAAAGATGATAGAGTTGCAGCGAACATATACGATGCAATGATTAATCAAGAGTACACTTTAGGGGGTAAAGGTACTCATTATACATTAGCAGATGTTTTAAATGAGTTAGGTTATGATGTAGATGGTGCAACAGATTTTGGTACCAATAAAAAAGCTATTACTGCTTTAAATAAAGCTATAGATGAAAAAGGTGCTGAGGCTGTAAACACGGCTTACAGTAACAGAAGAGAAAAATCTTACATGGGTTCAGGGACTGTACCAAAACACGGTCAAGGTTGGTTAAAAAGACTTAACTTATATAGAGAGCCAGAAGACCAATATAGTAATGAGCAATTAAAGCAAATGCAGTTTAGTAATGACTCAACCAGTAATTTAAATGTTCTAAAAGAAATTAGAGGTGAGTCTGATGCTCAAAATCAAAGACAGAATGAAACAGATTTGACTGATGCTGATACAGATTTAAATGTAGCGCCTGATGGTGAGTCTAATCAAGATAAACTTATAAGGTTAAAGCTTAAAGCTAAAAAGAATTCAAAACATGATTTAACAACAGGTCCGTCGCCTTTTGAATTAACAATAGAAGAGCTTAAGTATATAGAAGACGCTGATAATGGTAGTATACCAGATGTAAACCCAAGTGAAGCCGCTTTAGTGGTTTTAAACGATGGTGATAAATCTATTATAAATGCAGCTGAAGTGGCTGCACTAGAAGATGCATCAGCCGCAGCTACAGGTTTATCAGAAGTTGTAACGGACCCTAATACTGGTGAAATAGAAGTTGTTGCAATTCCAGAAGGAACAACAGGAAAAACTGAAGAAGCAGAGTCTTTAGAGGTTCAGAAAGAACAAGCAGAAGATTCAGTTGAAAAAGCAGAAATAGCAAAAAAACTAGCAGAAGAAAAAGCTATAATTGATAGAATTAGAAAAGAAGGTGTTACAGATGAAGATAGACAAGCTGCTTTAGATAGACATAACAAACGCTTAGAGGACTTAAATAAACTTTATTTATCTGAAGAAGAAGGTCAAGATGGTAAAAATGGTCAAGATGGTGAAAATGGTGGTGGTGGACTTACAGACTTACAACAACAAAAAAGAATGCGTGCTGCTGAAAAAGCCTTAACTGGTTTAAAAGCTGCAGCAGGAATTACGTCTTTATCTAAAGCCTTAAGAGACCCTGAAGTAGATGTTCCAGAATTATCTCCATTAATAGAAGAAGCGGTAAATAAACAAAGACAGCTATCAAAGACTGGTTTGACTGCACAAGAAAAAGGTGCTGCTATGCAAAATTTAAACAATGCATATGCTGGTGCCATGAAAAATGTATTGAGAGCTTCTGGTGGTCAAAGAGGTATGTTTTTAGCAGGGCAAGGTGCTGTAGATGCAAATAGAATACAAGGGTTAAATCAATTAGCTGCACAAGATGCGGCAGTAAGACGACAAAATATAGAAGGTTTTAATAATTTAGCTACTCGAGTTGGTCAAATGCAATTAAATAGAGATATGACTGCAGAGCAAATGAAACAACAAGCTATGGCTCAAAATAGAGAGTTACTTGGTGGCATAGGTACTAATTTACTTTCTGACGCTTTAAGTGATGTAAGTTATTACGTAAACCCTAATAGGGATTTAATTGACCAAGCAACAACGAATGCCTTAAAAACTATAGGTAATATGGGTAACGATACGTATGATTCAGAAAATACGGATTACACTGTTACATCTAATAATTCTAGAAAAAAGAAAACTAAAGAATAATGGATTATTCAAAAGTAAATAGTGCCCTATCAGGTTGGGTGGGTTCGGGAGCACGAAGAGATAGAGCTCAAGCAGAACTTGGTCAGGCTATGCAGTTAATGCAACAAAGCCAAGCTATACAAGCTGATAAAGAAAAGAAAGAAAGTGAAATGAACACTTGGATGCAAGAGATTCAATCTAAAGCAAGTGAGATAGCTGTTCGTAATGAAGATAGAGATATAGTGCAGGGTTTGTATGACCAAGAAAAAGAAACGTTTTTAGCTGAATTAGAGAAAGCTGGTAACGACCCAGTTAAATTTATGAATTCTGGTGGAAGAAAAGTAATGCAGAATTTTTACAATAATATTGTAAACTCTGATGAAGTAAGCAGAATACGTTCTAATACTCAACAGATACAGGCTTATTTTGAGCAATTAGAAGGTGAGAATGGTATAAACGCATATTTAATATCAAATCAAACAAGGAGAGATTTTAATGCGTTTATGGAAGGTGATATAGATACGTTCACACATAAACAAATGGCAGCCTGGAAAGAGCCAACTGAAGAAGATATGGTAGGCGCTCAAAATAAAGTTCAAGCTTATTTAAATACAGATAATAACTATAGAATATTCAAGCAAAACTATTTAATTGAATATGATTTACCTGCTAATTATTTTGACCAAGTATCAGACCAAGAGCTAGAAAATTATGTTGCTGGATATGTAGGTGGTGGAAAACAAAAAGCTTTAGCACCTATAGAACAAAGCCAAGTAAGTAAAACTTATGCAGGTCGTTTAACAAAACAATTTAAAAAGATTAACCGCAAGCCTGTATCTACAGACTTAATATCGTCAGGTTCTGAAGAATACAATATGTCTGTTAAAGATTTTGATTCAGGTAGGTTTACACAAAACCAAGGACCTAGCGGTACAGATGTAGTAGGTCATAGAGGTTTTGAAGGTGATGAGCTTATATTTGCACAAATGCAGTTTGGTAAAAATAATGTTCCAGATTTAGATGGCGATACATATATAGATAATGTAACGTCAGATGGAAACATGTACGACGAAGATGGTGCTATGTTACCAGCAGGATATGAGATGGGTAACATACAGCCTTTAGGTGTATACTTAGGTTATAAGATAAAAACAGAAGATGGTTACAGACTTGTTATGGCAGATGATTTAGAGGGTGACCCTAAAGATGCAGAACACGTTTTAATGCAGGAATATCAAGATGATGATTTCTTTACAGGTAAAGAAAAGTATTATATTGAAATTGACACAGCAAACCCTACAAAAATGGCTATGTTGACTAAAGAAAAAGGATTAGATGGAGCTTTAGCAAGATACACGAAAGATGTGCCTGCTGAAACAGCTCCTAGGGGTGCGGCTCCATCAATAAGTTTTGAATCAAGTGTAGAAGATATACAGCCATTGCTACAAAATTATGACGCTCAAGTATCTACCACTATGAATAGATTAGGATTACAGCCAAGTAATATAGTTTCAAGAAGTTTGCTTATGGCTTTAACATCAGGTAGTGGTGATTTGGAACAAGGTATGGGTCAGTTGGTTGGTATGTTTAATGCAGACAGTCAGCCACAAATACACCAAGCTTTAGTTAAAGGCGACTCTAAATCATTCTTTGATTTATATTTAGAAGGTTTGGTGTCGCAAGGTGTCGATAGAAATCAAGCAATAGAACATTTAAAGAAAGTAGACGTATTAAGGGATAAAATACAAAAAGCTTACAATTAGTTATGGAAGATAATTTTTGGAATCCAAGCGTTAACACGCCACAGGAAAGTATAAACGAATATGACCAATCATTAGATAGTAGTTTTAAAGAACCAGACATACAGTCTGGTCTTTCTGCACCTAGTGAGCCAGTAACAACTCCACAGCCTGAACAGCAAAAAGATGATGGTATGTGGAGTCCTTTGCAATCAGACGTTACTCAACCAGAGGGAATGCAAATACCAGACATACCAGAAGTAGGTAAGCCTGGTATTGATTACGATATGGGACACGTTGAAAAAATAGGTAAATCTTTAATGGTTGGTTTTGGAGACTTATTTACTTCCGTAGGAGATATGGTAGACTTTATAGGGGGAACACCTTCATCTATGGTGGCAAAGCAAGTTTATGGTGTAGATATGAATAAACCAGTTTCAGATGCATTTCATGATTTTGGTGAGTACCTACAATCTTATGGAGATGATGTTCCAGGATTAAAAGACTTAGAAGATATAGAATTTAGTTCTTTATCGGATGTAGAGTTTTGGGAAACAGGAGTGGCTCGTTTGCTACCGTTTGCTTTATCGTTATTAATACCTGGTCAGGCTGCAGTTAAAGGCGCACAAGTTCTTACTAAAGGTGCTAGATTTGCTAATATAGCTAAAGGAATTGCAGCGGGTGGTCGCTCTATTGGTTTGTCTAAAGGTGTTGCAAACACATTAAATGCTACGAGACTTGTAAAAGCAGGTATTGGAGCTACAGCGGCTGGTGCTACACAGACTTTAATAGAAGGAGCTGCATTAGCAGGTCAAACTTTAAATGAAGGTGTACTTCAGGGGTTAGACCCAAAGGTTGCACAAAACGCAGCAAGACAAGTTTATGTAGACAACTTGGCATCTATGGGTGCAGAAATTGCTCAGTGGGCTTTATTTGCAGGTCAGTTAAGAGTTGGTGGTGCATTAGCTAAAACAGCTAAACAGGTTATTAAAGGTACAGCTGCTAAGGTTGGTATAAAAGCAACGCAGGCTCCTCTTAAAAATATGGGTATTGGTTCTGCAGTTAAGAATGGTTTTAGAGCGTTAGGTATGGGTGCTGCAAACGGTATAACAGATGGTGTTATAGAGCAGTTCCAAGAAGTGTATCAAGACTGGTCTGTTCAAAGAAGAATTGCGGAAGCAAAAGGTGAAGAGTTTACTCCTTACATGGAGTTCTTTATGGCTGATGAACAAAAACCTACTCGTGTACTTTCTTTTGCTACAAGCTTATTAATTTCTGGTGTAAGTAACACTATTAATACATCTGCAGAAAACAGATACATGATTAATAAAGCTTTAAATGATAAAGCAGAATCGCATGAAGTTTTAGATATATTTAATAGAGATTTAGACGCAGGTACATATAACTTTAAAAACAGAAATGGTGAGTTAGTAGAGCTGTCTGCTGAACAAGCTACCATGTTAGGTAGAGATACTGCTGCAAGAACAATGATACAAAATGCTGTTGTTCATGGGGAGTCTGAAGTAATTATGGAATACTTAGGTTCGCAAGTAGAATCAGGTAAGATTAGTAAAGAACAATTTGAAATGTATCAAGAAACTTTAACGCAAGTTGAAGCTGCTGTACAAAATTATCCTACACAAAACTTAAATACAAAAGAAAAAGCTGAGCTTGTAGCTAACGCTTGGTTAAATAATGTTACTACTGCAAACCTACAAAAACAAAGAGGTGAGTTTCAGCAAAGAATGGATGAGGTTCAATCTTTAGTAGATGAAGAAAAGCAAGAGCAGTCGTGGGCTGATAAAGAAATAGCTGGATTAAAAGAAGCTGAAAAGCAAGCAATAAAGCAAGAAGAATTAATTAAACAAGCTTCAAGCGACCAAATAGCAGAGGTATATAAAAAAGCTGATTCACGAGTAGAACAAGAAAGGTTTGCTAATGAAGAAGGTAAACAACTTGTTGATATAGCGCAAAAAGAAGTAGAAGGTCAAGAGCTTACGCAAGAAGAACAAGACTTAATTGCAAACAATAAAAACTTTTACAACCAATCTAAAGAAGTAATTCAACAAGCTGATAGAACTAATAAAGCTGCTGAGTTTGTTGGGCGTAAAGAGTTTGCTAAATATGGTCCAGCAAAGACACAAAAAGATGGTTCTGTAGAGTTTGTTAAAGAAAACAAAGACGGAACTATTAGTGCTATTGTTGTGTCACCTACAGGTGAGGTAAGCTTAGAAACCAACAAAGATGATGCCTCTTTACAAAAAGCAGAAGAAATTAACAAAACAAAAACACAATCAGAGTTTGATAAGTTTGTTGATTCAGGTGTAGTAGAGAAAGAAACAATAGAGCGTATTGCTTATAAGATTATGAATGGTCGTGGTCTTACAAAACAAGAAGAAGCAATGCGACAAGGTGTTGCAGAAGAGGTAGAGCAAATAATTAAAGCAGAGGCAAAAGTAGAAGAAAAAGTTCCGCCTGTTGATAAAGCTAAAGTAACTTCAAAAGCTCAAGAGTTAGCAGAAGAATATAAGATAGACTTATCAAAAGTAAAAGGTACAGGAAAAAATGGTAGAATAACAAAATCAGATATACAGAAATATATTAAAGAAACACCCTTAAGTAGTGTTAATAGTTCAGAGCAAATCAAACTTAAATTTTTAAAATCTTTAGAAGGAGCTAAAGCTTCTGTAGTTTTAGCAAAAGATGCTGCAAAAAGTTTTACTAAAAAAACATTTACAAAAGAAAATGTAGGTAAGATTATAGATGTAATGGAAAGAGCCTACATGAAAAGAAAAATAAGAAAGGCTATACCTTTAACTGATGGTTCTGAAAATGCAGTAATTGATTTATTATCTGAAAAAGCAGCTGACGGATTAGTGTCAGTAAATGGTATTATTGCTCTTGCAAAACAAGGGCCAAGGTTTGCGGGTTATGCTGCAGGTATGAGTGTATTCATTAATACAGATGGAGACGCTAAAGACGAAGCTTTCTTCCATGAGAACTTCCATATATTTAGAGTGCTGTATGCTAATTATCCAGAGGTACAAGAGATGATGAAGCATATAGTGAATCAACCTATATACAATAAAACCAAACTTGATTATCAAGAAAACATTATTTACGCAGCTCCAGCAAGAAAAGGTGAGAAAGCTTACATAAGACAAGAAGATGCGTTACGCTTAATTAAAAAACGTACTGGTGCAGTTATACCAACTACTATAGATGAGTATATTGAAATGGAGTCTATAGAAAATGTAACTCCACAAACTTATCAAGATTTTTATGAAGAGTCGTTAGATGTGTTAAATAAAAACAATTACACAGAGTTAGCGGCACAAGAACAAGTTAATATACAAGACGAGGCATTAACTAAACTCGCTGGTATATATGGTGAATACAACCAAGATTTGTTTTTAGCAGATGAAGAAAAGCGTAAAGCTTACAATAAGTCAATGCTTTCTTGGAAAGAAAAAATATCTAAAGCATTTACTAAAGAAGAGTCTGATTGGACATTAGAACAAGCGTCTAACAATCAATACAAGAAAACAGATGAGTTTGACTTTGAGGCTGCGTTTGATGGTATAAAAGATTTAATAGCTAATCACGAAGCTGAGTATGGTAACTTAGCAAAAGAATCTCCTTCTACAGTAAAAATCAAACAACTTAAAAACGATAAGTTGTTGTCGCAAATAGAACAAGAAATTACTAGCGCAGAAGGAACTATTGTTAAAGATGCAAAAGAGTTTTATAAAACTATAGAAAAAGATTTATTAACTGCTGAGCAGTTAGAAGAAGCAACTCGTGAAGAAATCATGGCAAACAAAAAAGCCATGTTAATGTCTAGTAGAGAATTTAGAAGAGCAAAAGAAAAGTTTAAGGCTAATCTACTGCTTAATTACACTGAAGGAACGCAAGAGTATAGAGATGTAAGAAACGCTCTTAGAGATAACAATAAGCAGATAGATGCATACATAAGACAGATGTTCTTGAGTGCTGCAGTATCAAAAGATGATTTACAGCTTAATTTGTTTACTGAAGAAGAGATGTCTGAAATGGATGATAATGCTTTAGTAGCTTTAATTAATGGTGAACACCAAGATATTGCTGCTAAATTTTACATGCATGTAAGACAGTTTATAGAAAACGAAAAGTATATAGGAAATAAAAATCCTGAAGTTGTAGCTCAAATTAATAAGGCAAACATAATGTATTTGCTTAAAACTTTTCAAGAAAAACATCCAACACCAATGGAGTTTACTGAAAAGGCTCAACAGTTTATCAGCTTTTCTCGTACTAAAATAGAAAATCCTAGTAAAGCACAGACAGGTAGAATAATACTTGGAGGCTTTTTTGATTACCTACAAACAGAAGTAGATGGCTCAGGTAACAATATATTTAAGAATGTAATGTTACAGTTTAGGTCTATGACTACTGATAAAGGTTTAATGTGGGATGGTAAAAGATTTAGTCCTTCTATGAGTATGCAATTAAGAAGAAGAATATCTTCAGCAAAAGAAGATGTTATGGTTTCTTACGAAGAAGAAGCTGCTTATAAACGTGGTGCGTCAAAGCCTGAAAAAATAAAGTTTATTAATATATATCAAAGCGACTTATACAACAGAAAAAACGTTGATGAGAAAAATATTGAGGTATGGTCAGCTGTGCAAAAAAGATTAAATTATTCTAGAAAATTAGTACAGCTTTTGTATGGTCAGCAAACAATACAAGAAGTAGAAAAAAGAGATTTTATAAATAAGTACTTACTTCCGACAGGTGAGTCGTTAGACGAAACAAAATATAATAATTTAACAATAAAAGATGAAAATGGCAACTACATGCCTATAACAAAATATTTTAGTAGAGCAAAACTAGAAAGTATGTTGTGGGATAGCGTTTCTATTAGTATTACAGAAAAAGAAAAAGAAAATATATCATTAGAAGATTTACAAAAAGAAGCTATTAATGATGTGTTTAATCCTATATTCGATAACTTGATGGTAAAAAAGAATCTATCTGATTCTGCTAATCTTGGCGTAGTAGTCAATAATATAGATTATAGAACTTCTCTTAGACTAAAAGAACAATTTGCAGAAAACATTAAAGCATCTTACGCGCAAGAAAAATTTGATTACAATAAGTTTAAAGAAAATACTATTAAAAGAGAACATTTAGTATTTGATTATGAAAATCAATGGGTAAAGGATAAAGATTACCCTTATAATGTTATAAATAGAAAAGATGTCGGTGTAATTAAATCAGACAAAGCAATATATAAAACATACTATGATAAAGGAGCGCCAGCTGAATTTAACGAAGAGGTTAAAAGATTCTTTTTAAGAGACAAAAACAATGATGTACAAGAGCTTGAGATTTCTAAAACTGCTAGAGGTCATCAAGTCAAAGAAGTGAAAATTTATAAGTATAAACAAAAAGCTTCTTTACAGTCATTTATATCGGGCGGAAGTGTAAACTTTAGCTTTGCAGATATGCAGGGCGTTTCTTACCCAATTAAAGCATTGTTAAGCACAAAAGTTCCTGCAGAAAATAAAGCATACTTATATACAATAATGTCGCCAAAAGGTAACATGCTTAATAAAAACATTAGAAAGTATTATTTAAAGTATGGGCGCGATGCTATGTTAGATTACTATAAGGAAAAACCAAAAAGTTTTATATCTATGTTTACATATGGTATAACTAATCCTTATGCAGAAAAAATAGCAAGCGGTGAGTATGAGTTAGATTATCATTCTTTAGACGGTGATATAAACAATAACCTTGATAGAGATGAGATAACTAACAGAGAGGTGTCTGTAATGGATATAGAAGAAATAGCAAGTGCTATTAGTTCAGGTACAAATATGTACATGCAACCTGTTAGAGATTTTTCTGATAAAACTAGACGATATTATTCAGATGCTTTTACTATTAAAACTGAAGCAGAAGCAAAGTCTAAACTCAAAGATTTGGTTGATTACCACATGGTAAAAACTCAATCTATTATAGATAGACATAATGATGAGTCTGATGAGTTTGATATGCATCTTGTAACTTCTGTATCTGTAATAAATGAATTACGCTCGCAAGGCTATGAAATTAACAAAACCAATAATGAAGGTCACACTAAAAAAGGACAACTTAATTTATTAGGTAAAAAAGCTTTTGAGTTAAAAATTGATGGCGTTACATATGATTTATCTAACTATGAAGATATAGAAAAATCAACCGAAAAACTAATGCGCCAATCAGGTGTTGCTGGTAATGCTGGTTTAATAGGTGCAAACTACTTTATAAACAAATACTACCTTCAGGATATGTCATCTTCTATCATGGAAGACCAAGACTATACAATGAAGAATAAAAGGTCTACTGGTTATATAGCAAATCACGATGCAAGTTATGCAGGTGAAAGAGTAGAGCTTTTGGTTTTTGAAGATGCAGAACTTAGTCAGGAAGACCTTAAGCAAAAAGTAAAAGTTCTTGCTTATGAAACTGACGAAGAAACTTGGGTGAAAGATAAAGACTATCCTTATAATGTTATAAGGAAAAAGCCTAAAGCTGTCATAAAAGAAGTTAATTTATCAGACAATCCAGCAATTATGGATTCTGCTTCTGTTATGACGCAAGAGGCAGCTGATAAACTTATTGCTTTGCATGGTGATATAGTAGATGTAAAAGGTTCTTTTAAGCTTGTAGGATATGGAACTAATATAGACAACAAGACTATATCAGGAATGTTCGGTCAGCAGCGTAACTCTTTTTATGCAAAAGGGCACACTATTGTAGTTAATGAAACATCTGAAGGTCCTTTTAAAGCTATATATAAATCGTTAAAAGCAAGAGAAAAGTTTTACAAAACAAATAAGCTTAATGGTGTAAACGTTTTAGGATACGCAAGTAGCGGTATTAAAAAAGGCTCTATAAAAGGAGCTGAGGGAACTTCGCAAAACATGTTAAGTTTACAAGAGTGGGGTGCTTTGTCTAAACAAGGAGAAGACGCTATTAACAATTTTATTAACAAATACTCTTATGACGAGAGTAATGATTTGTATGGGTATGATGGAAGATTTTTTGGTGTACAAGGAGAATTAGATAAAAATGCAGAAACAGCAACTTCATCTAAACAGATGGTGTCTGGTATAAATGTATTTAAAGGTCATACTAATGCTTCTGTAAGAGCGGCATCTAAAAAAGTTATTGGTCGAGTAAGAATAGCTTTAGACGTACAGTATCAAGAAGAAGTAAAAGACTTAT